TAGTAGTGTAGGTAAATATTATGATGAACTACACAGAATAAATTGTCATAAAGAATTAAGTAGTGAAATGACAGGTATGGTTCGTGAAGAGGTACATATCAAAGCAATTTGGATGGCACTAAACGCTAGCTATGCATTAGAAGCATTACGTTTCATGGTTAGTTTTGCAACTAGTCTTGCTATGGTAGAAAACAAGATTTACATTGGTAACGGAAACATTATCAGTTTGATATTACAAGACGAATTGTTGCATACAGAATGGACAGCTTGGTTAATTAATAACGTAGTTAAAGATGATCCTAGATTCGTAAAAGCAAAACAAGAATGTGAACGTGAAGTCTATGCTATGTACTTAGATGTTATTCGTGAAGAAAAAGAATGGGCAGACTATCTATTCAGTAAGGGTGTTGTTATTGGATTGAACGCCGATATTCTTAAAGATTTCGTAGACTATACTGCTTTTAATAGACTTAAAGATATCGGTATCAAGTATAACGAAAATCATCCAAAGAATTCACCTATTCCTTGGTTCAACAAACATGTGAATATCAACAAAAAGCAATCAGCATTGCAAGAAACAGAATCAACTAACTACGTTATTGGCGTTATGTCAGATGTAGTTGACTACGAAGAACTACCGGTATTATAAAGGAATAACATGACAACTCAAACACTTACAGAAGAACAAAAACAACGATTAGAAGAAGCAAAACTAACAACCGATTATATTATCAAAGAATCCGCAAAACGTGGACACGAGCAAGCAAGAGATGTAGCCAAAAACGTTATGGCTAAGTTTGAGCAAATTGAAATGAAAGAACGTTGTCTAAGAGTAAAATTCTTAGATTGGCTATCAGATAAATTATTAGCATGGAGCAAAAAAGTACATGAAATGTCAGTTAAGATTGACAGCCCGTGCGTCATTAAATTACCAGAAAAGAAATAAGGAGAAAAAATATGAAAGCTATCGTATGGAGTAAGTACCACTGCCCGTATTGCGACCAAGCAAAGGCATTACTAACACAAAAGGGTATCTCTTTTGAAGAACGCAAAATTGGTGATGGATACACCCGTGAAGAATTATTAGAGGCAGTTCCAACCGCCCGCACAGTACCGCAAATCTTCTTAGATGGAGAATTAATCGGTGGGTTCAATGAACTCAAAACAAAATTAACAGAAAGCGTTTAATGGATACAGGAAAAACATATACAATTAAATTGAACTCGGGTGAAGAATTAATTGCCAAAGTAATTAACACAAATTCAGACTATATTGAAGTAACAAACCCGGTCAGTATCGCACCTACACAGCAAGGAATGCAAATGGTTCCGAGCATGTTCACAGCAGATATTAACCAAGAAATTAGAATAAATAGAAGTAGCATTTCACTTTATGCATACACAGAACAAAGTGTCGCAGATAAGTACTTAGAAGCAACAACAGGTATTAAAGTGCCTGATAAGAAGATTATTTTAGGATAAAATAAATGTCTAATTTGAGTCGTGTAGGGGATAAAAATCAAGTAGGTGGCGCAATTATGCGCGGAGCCTCTACCGTCTTAGCAAATGGCATAAATGTAGGACTACATGTTAGTCAAATCACTCCTCACGCTCCGTGGGGAAATCCGCACCCACCGCATGCCGCAGCCAAAACTACTTCAGGTAGTCCAACTGTTTTTGCGGAGGGAGTCCCTGTTTTGCGTGTTGGCTCAGGTAATAGTTGTGGCCACAGTATTATACAAGGCAGCCCTGATATTCAAGTCCCATGAGTTTAACTCCATTAAAGATTAACACACTAGGGTCATTCCTACAAAATCAAGGTTTAAGAATAAACCCGACAGCAGTAAACTATATGGGTACTAGCACCTCTAATGCAAGTTACACACCCGGAGTAGTTGTATCAACAACAGTATTGTCAACTATCACTACATGCTTAAATCTTGCATATAATTTATTATCTGCATCATCTATAACAAGTACAGTATACAATAATTTAATTAGTATAGGTAGCACTACAATTCCTGCATTAGGTAATAGTAAACCCAGTACATACACACTTAGTTATACCGGAGATATTACTAGACATGGATTTTTACGCTTAATTCCATTACAAGCATATACAGAATTTTACGTTAACAATGGTAGTTATAGTGATTTTGTAAGTACGTTTAATACTTGTAATGGAAAAAAATCACTTGTCAATGGTATAATAAAACCTTTAGCAAAGAGTAGAACATTTTTAAATGGTATCTATAGTAACATGAATGACTTAATTACATCAGATATCACCGGTGTCAATTTGAGCACATTTTATTGGGGACAGGATTTAATTGCATCCGGACGTGCAATAGATTTAAAGAACATTGCTACTTTTGGTAATCCATCAGTATTATTAAAAACTCTTAGTAAAAATAATGCAATGACACAGGCATTGAATACATTTTTATATGATGCTGGATTTACTAGCGCATCCCTAGATAATTTATTAAATGATAATGAACCTATTACATTAGAGCAAGAAAAAACGCTTTATGATATGTTCACTTTAATAACTGGTAGTGATTTATCTGATATTTGTACAATATTAAATTGTCAAACCCCTAACTTAGATACATTAGCAGATTTATTAAACATTAAAAAACTATTTCCTAATAGTTTTAGATCACTTACGTTTCCCAAATATAACAGTAAAACTTTACCTACTAATAGTAAAACATATTATCTGATATACTCTGAAGATTCTGTTAACAGAATTACAGGAATTGGTGTGGGTGATAGATTGAATAGTATGTTACCTTTAGACATTGCTTATAGTTGTGATGCATTTAGTATAGCGATGCTACAGATAAAAAATATTCAAAATATGAATATTGAAAAGTTTAGTCAAGTAGTAACAAATATAGAAAACGTAAATGGTCTAGGAGTAAATGGTACCAATGTTCCAGTTGATGTTGCATCTGCAACATACGCTTATGATCAATTTGCTAAAGGATCTGGACCAGATAATACATATACTATGTGTGATTTCTTTGGAAGTATGACCGATTTACATTATAGTTGGACTTCTTTAGAACAACAAATTCAAGCATTACAATCTTCAGCATTAGTTGCGGCTTACAATAACATTTATTCCTTATTAATTGGTCCTGGCCCATACACAACATTGCAAGATTTAATTAATATTGCAAATAATGAAATTGACAATATAATGACAGCTAATGCATCCAAAGCAAGTTTATTGAATGCTACATATGATAGCTTTGGTACAAAATTAACTAAAGAAAAAAATGCTAGGTCACTAGCATTACCTACTTTAAATTTTCTAACCTCTGATACAACCGACACTTATTTGTTTGTAACTAGTTTAGATAATTACGGGGTTGATACTGAACCATGTGAGACATGTGCAGTTTTAACAAGTATCGCAGATACAACTTTATTAGGAGGAAATAGTTTAATAGCGTCAATGCGTGAAGCAAGAAACGCAAAAAGGTTAGGTTATATGGGTGGAACATTAGATAATGAAATTGACACTGTTCCGTTAGTATTACCTAGAGCAACCGGGTCTACGACAAATGTGTCACCTATTCCTGGTTATAATAATTGTAGCACCCTAGGTAAAATACCTATTATTACAGGCGCCGCTACTGTTCCGGGAAGTCTTGCAGGCTCTCCTGAAACGACATTAATACCGTCTAATTTAGCAATTTTAGTAGAACCAAATTGCCAATCAGTATTAGTGCCCAAACAAGCAGTTGAAGATGTTATTCTTTGTAACTGTGATTGCTGGGAAAACCTATGATTAGTAAGTAATCTTACCCAAATCATTAGTGCTTAAACCAAGATGGTTGTACAATGTAAATTGTATAACTCTTTCTGAAAGGAGTAATTATGAAGCACATCGTACTTAAATTTATCAAGGTATATTTTTTTATACCATTAGTCTTATTATCTGTATTCGTAGCAGGTCATACTGATCCGGCGGAATTAGATAAGAATAGAAAAAAAGATGTTCAGTTAAAAGAAATACATTGCATGGCAGAAAATATTTTCTATGAAGCACGTAACGAACCTCATGCAGGTCAAGCTGCCGTTGCACGTGTAGTAGTTAACAGAGTAAAATATGGATTTGCTAATACACCATGTAAAGTTATATATCAAGTAACAGAAAGAGATAATGGATCTAAAATATGTCAGTTTAGTTGGGTATGTGAGGGTAAGAGTAAACCCAATAAACATGATCCTAGTTATCTGAAAGCGTTACAGATATCATATCAAGTATTAGTATTTGATGCTTATAAAGATGTAGTACCAAAATCAACACTATTCTTTCATAACCTAAGTGTTTCGCCAAATTGGCCGTATCATAAAGCAAAACAAATAGGAAATCATATTTTTTACACAAAAGCCAAAGTGCGTTGATAATGACAAAATACGGCGTATAAGTAAATATGTCATTAAGGAGGACATATTATGTTAGAAACAGTATTTTGGTTAGCATTGGGAGCTTTTATTGGATGGAACTTCCCACAACCACAATTTGCTAAAAATTTTCAAGAAAAAATAATGATGATTGTACGTAAATAATGTGATTGGGTGATCTTGAGAAAAAAATAGTCATAGCTGAATTTTAGATATATATTATTATGTCAGATTTAACTATTCAAGATCACCTAAAAACATTCGAAGACCAATTATTTGTAACTGAAACAAAAGTTGGGAATATGGTCGTTTATAAAAACGACACTATAGTAAGCAACTCGCTTACCCTGTATGGGGAATATGCTGAGGCTGAAATAGAAATTTTATCCAGATATTTAGATGAAACATCAACATATGTTGATGTAGGAACTAACGTCGGATACCATGCAATAGCAATAAACAAAAAAGCGGGTTGCCCTGTAATTGGCTTTGAACCACATCCAAATCACTTTGTAGTTGCCGCATTAAATTGTAACGAAAAGAATATCCAATTAGTTCATTCGGCAGTGGGAAATAAAAAAGGTATAATTGTACTCAAAAACTTTGATCCTGCACAAGAAGGTAACTTTGGCGATCTATGTGCTATCGACGGTGGGGGTGTTGAAGTCAACCTTGTAAAATTAGATGATGTTAAATTACCAGCTTGTACTGTTATTAAAATTGATGTTGAAGGTTATGAACTTGAGGTACTAAAAGGTGCTAGCAAAGTTATCAAACAACATAGACCTGTTATAATGTATGAAGCGATTGACATTAAAGATTGGGAAGAATGTCACAAATTTATGACTGCTAAAAAATATAAACAATATTGGATCGCAGTTAAAAATAAACCAGTAGCACCCACATTTAAAGAAACTGATATTGATCCATTTAATAATACTGGAGTAACCAATATTTTATGTGTGCCGGAAGAAAAAGAACAACCTGCTGATTTAGTTGAAGTAACACCCGGTGAACAATTTGCTGATTGTTTAAAAAGAATGATGGGATATAAACTTGTATTCTAATGAAAGTCATATTAAACACAGTAATAAATTTACCTCTGGATCATTATCCCTATAGACATGATTCTATGGTTCCAAATACTGTTACGCAGTTTTACGGAACAGATTCTCAACAACTACTTGAACGTAATTTAAAATATAGAACTAATTGGATTTACTCTGATAAAGAAGTAACTTATCATTTTAATAGTGATGGGCTACGTATGAAAAAGAATCTTACGGAAATAGATGATAACTATATTCTGTTTAGTGGTACTAGTTATACATTTGCTGTAGGTTTACCTGAAGAGGATAGGTTCAGTAATACTGTAGCAAAAGAACTTAATTTAGATTTTGTAAATTGTTCCGGACCAACATATAGTATCAAAACACAAACTATTAATTTTTTTAATTTAATTAATAGTGGTCATAAATTACCAAAAATATTTGTGTTAGAATATCCGCCTTGTGAAGCATATTCTTTTTATACTAATGATAATTTTGTGTTATTTTATCGCAAACATATGCCGGATGAAACTTATTCTGAGCATATGAATTTGTATGATAAAATGAAAAATTTAGATTTTTTATATCAAGAAGCAATTACTTATCAAAATATGATTCGTTCAGTATGTAAAAGGTTAAATATAAAATTAATAGAAATTAGCTTAGAGCGTGAAGATATTTTCACAAAACAACATGTACCTAATTTAGTTAATATTAATATTAATAGTGATGATATAAACTTTTGCTATGCTAGAGATTATAGATTAGTTGGTGATAGATATATAGGTCATCCGGGCATAGGAATACATAACAATATTCACGATATAATACTAGAATCATTATGAGTAGCTTAATCTTATATACATCCGGAAGCACTAAAGAACCAAAAGAAGTGATACACTCTTGGGAGAATATATACCGTTATGCTCATAATAGTATAGATGAGATGCAATTATCTAATAAAGATATAGTATTGAATGTGTTTCCTGCTAATGTAATTGCAAATTATACAATAACAGCTTTACCTGCGCAATTAGCAGGTGCAAAACTTATATCAGCAAATTTTGACCCCTACACTTATATCAAATTGTTTAATAAATATAGACCCACAGTTATATCTTTAATTCCCAGACATTACGAATTATTAAAACATACTAGAGAATTTAATAATTTAAATATGAGTTGTGTTAGATACATGGTTACTGGAAGTAGTACAATTACGCAAGAGATGATTGATGATTTTAGAAATAAAGGTGTTAATTTAGTAGCTAATTGGTATGGAATGACAGAAATGCCACCGCCAATTTTTATTGGATATAATAGCCCACAGTTTGACTTTACTAGCAAACATCATATTGAATTCACTGACGAAGGTGAATGTATTATTAATGGGTTTAGCACAGGAGATATCTTTGATGTGACTAACAAAGTTTTTTTAAGAAGAAAGAATTTACCAAATGGATCAACTTGGAAAAACAATTTTTAAACAACTAACAAATGATGACATTCCTCTGATAGAAGAATTTTGCATAGAATGTTCTAAATTGGGGTATGAAAATAACATATCATTAGAAGCGATGAAGTTTGACAGTGCTATTTTCTTTGGAGCATTTAAAAATAACCAATTGTTCTCATTAGCAGGAGTTCACAAGTTCCCTGAAATTAATGACCATGCTTATAGATGTTTATTTAGAGGAGCCCAGTTACCGGGGCACACACCTAAATGGAGCATGAATCTATTTGAAAGTGGTATACATTTTAGTCAATTTATGTATATGCAAATAAAACATATACTAACGTTTGACGAATCTGCTGAATTTTATATTACAACTAATATTGATAATTTAAAAGCAGGAGCAAGTACTAGATTACATAAAACAATGATGCCTAGGATGGCGGAAAAAGGTTATTGGAATCTAGTAAATGCTAATATGTTATTATACAGTACACAACAAAGTGTATGGAAAATAAATGTTAATAACTATATAAAAGACAGAGAAATCTATTTAGATAAATTAAATCAAATTATATGATTTAGCTTTTGCTAGTATTCGGTATGAATACTCTGGAAAAGTCCATTTTTCATTTGGAACTTTTAATGTTGTTTTATTCCCAAACATATTCCAATAGTCATTATTATATGGACCGTTTGGATAATACATCCCTACATAATATGCAGTTTCTTTGTAAATTTTGTTCCAAAGTTTATTAAATTTTCTCTCAGCATTAATATCACCTGCTAATTTTTCTACTAACTTCATTGGCGCTAGTATCAAAAATAATCCTGTTGATTCTAACGGATCTAAAAATCCAGAACTTAATCCCAAACTAACTACATTCTTTTTCCATGGTGCATTATTGAATCCATTATTAAATGGTACTACAAATATTTTATCTTGTTCTATTCCCGGAGCACGTTCAATTAATTCTTGTTTTGCCTCTTCAATCGTTAAATGGTCTTTGTTAAATACATATCCATTTCCTGTTCTATGTTGTAAAGAAATTCTCCATCGCCAACCTTTCGTCATACCAAAAGTTTCAGTATAAGGTAATGGCTTTTCATTTTCTAAATATTTTCCAGGTCCTGCAACTGCACAATTATTAACTAATAAATCATGCTTTACGTAGTTTGCTCCTAATGAGTTTCTTATAATTGATTTAAAGCCAGTACAATCAATGTATAAATCTGCGGTATATTTACCTTTTAATCCTACTACTTCTTTTACACCATCATCATCTACTATTACATTTGCAACTTCATCAATGATATGTTTTACGCCATTTGGAATGGCTGATATGTCTCTGCATAAAATTCCCAATTTATTAGCATCTAAATGATATGCGTGGCTATGTTTTTTGGGATTGATAGTATATTCATTCATATGAAAATCTTGTAGTTTTTCCTCACTCTCATCCTCACAAAATCTATGTATCCAAGTGTTACCTTCTTTGTTCCATCCAGTATGTTTGATGCAATACTTGCGTACAGCACCACAATAGTCAAATAAATTTTGCTCGGTAATACCGACATGTTCTATAAAATCGTTAATTGTTGGCCAAGTACTTTCACCCACACCTATAATTGGTATTTTATCACTTTCAATTAAGGTTATATCAAATTTTTTATTTTGTGCAAAATGCGCGGCTACCATCCACCCTGCGCTACCCCCACCTACTATTAATATTTTCATAATTGTATCTCGTTGTTAATTAGTTCTTTAATTCTTCCAATTGGAATTTTGAATAACAGATGAATTCTATCAGAATCACCTTGATTATCCGTACCGTGCAATCTATTAGTATTAACTAGATATGCTTTGCCTATCTCTAATACATATTTATTTTGTTCAAATACGAAATAACTTTCTTGGTTAACTTCAATAGGAATATGTATTCTAATATTTATATAATTGTCTGTGTGCAAATGTATTTTGCTGTTTGGAGGATGAGCAGTTATTACAAGTTCTTCTATAAAAGGTAGTTTTTCTATTAATTTTTCTGCAAACCCGAAATATAGTTTAGTTTTGTTCGTGGCATATGGTAATTTAGCATCCGGGGGGATAGTTTTGTCATTGAACACCGGAGATGGTATATCAATATTTTTTAAATTAGTTTGTACTGCGTATCCATAAATACCCACACTATCATCATATCCCGGAGGATATGATTTTGGATCTTTTGACAAATCTTTTTTTGGCGCTCCCCATTTTAAATATTCATAATTGTTTTTGACTATTTTATAATAATCTGTCAATTCGGTTAAATTAAACTTGAACTTTGGTAATTCAAAAATATCAAAATCAATTTTTGTTGGATCTAAAATATAGTCATTATTTAAAATTTGGTCAACGTCTTCTTTTTTAATTTTAAAAATAAGATGTACACGATCATTGTCTCCAAAATTCTCAGTGCCATGTTCAATCGTTGTGTTAATTAAATATGCTTTACCTACTTCTAAACAATATTTTTTATTACCAAATACAAAATAACTATTATCATTTGTTATTATAGGTATATGTATTTTTACAAATTCATCATTGTCTATATGCTGTTGAATTACAGTTCCAGGAGGATGTGCGCTAATAACAGTTTGTCTTACACTAGGAAATGAGTCAATGATTAACTTACCCATTCCAAAATATAAATCGGTTATTGTGTCAAAAAACCCGGTTACTTCCTCGTCATGTTTAATATCGTAAGGCGGACAAGGTAAGTTTGGGTTTTTTAAGTTACTTTGTATGGCCCAACTATAGATCCTATCAACTAAATGATCTTTTGTGTCAATGTTATTAGGTGTCCATTTTAACTGTTGAAAATTATTTACGATTTGAT